AAGTACATGTCAAAGGCGATTTTCTCTTCGTGGTCCATTAGCGCCTCACGCAGACAATCAGGGTAATCCGGTCTTCGTCGCTGTCATTGGTCACCCAATGGCGTCGCGCATTGTCGAAGGTGTAGATGTCACCGGGCAACGGACGCAATTCCGCGTCGTCAAAGTGGAAGGCTTGCTCCCGGTTGCCCTTGAGCTGCACGGCGAATTTCTCGTAATGCGTGGCGTGCCACCCCGAATCGACGTGCGGGGCGACTTCACCACCGGGCGGAATCTTGGTAATCAACACGCCGCCTAAGCTTTCACCGACCACGAAGCGGAACACGTCCAGCGCCAGTTGGCGCAGTGCGGGTAGCTGGGTAGCAGCGGGGTACCAGACCGACTCATGCGGCAGCATGGTGAAGGCATGGACATCCCCCGCGTAATGCGACCAGTCGTTGAAGCGCAGCCAGATGTCCGAGACGCCACTGTGCGGCGTGTCATAGCGCTCCGTGCGCAAGGTGTGCTGGTTCCAGAGCTCGGGGTGTGCGTCCAGCTGAGCGACAGCCTCGCGCACGTCGAAGCGATGCATCAGATCGGTGATCGGCGGCACGCGATGCACCGCCGGCTCCGCTTTGACTAAGGTGGCCTGCCATCCACTCATCCGACCGTCCCCTGCACCACCACGACGGCGCCTAGTAGATCACGTTTGCGCGGACTGGCGCAGCGGACGCGGTAGACGCGCTGACGGCTGCGGCCCTGACGGGTGAATACCACCCGGGTCTCATACTCGCCCACCAGGCCGATAGGTGACTCGTCCCAGTTCGACCAGGTATTGCCGCCGTCGTCGGAATACTGGATGCGCACGGCGTTGTCCGGGTTCGACATGGGCGTCGATTCCTGACCCACCTGCATCAACAGTTCGACGCGCGGCACCATGAATAGGTTCTGGTTGTCGATGAGAACGCCGGTCACGCGTTCGGAGATGAACTCCTGCGTCCCTTCCAGCATGTAGTCCCAGTCAACCTCCCACAGCGTGCCGGTCTGGAAGTCGCCGGCATACCACTTACCGTTCCAGAAGGTCATGGACGCGGGGCGCCAGCGGTGTAGGCCGTAAGAGGCGCGACGGCTCCATTCCTGCGCCGAGACATCATAGCCCCAGGTCGTGCCATCCGGGAAGGTCCAGTAACACACCTTGTGCCCCGCGCTTTCCCAAGTGAAGGCGAAGCACTGGTCCCAATTGAGCCCGCGAATGGCCTGCTCGATGGGTCGCGTGGAGATGCGCTCCGGGGCGTAGCCGTTCAGGCGGTAGAAAATGCCGTCGTCCCCGAGCCAATAGACAGTGTTGTCCAGGTTGGCGACCGTGAAGCGCCCACCGCACCCGCGCTGCATGCCGATCTTACGCGTACGGAAGGGCTGTTCGGCGTTACCCGAGTCGTAGAAAAACTCCGTCGTGCGCGCCGAGAACAAGACGAGGTCATTATTGACCACGGCCAGCGAGACGAGAAGGTCTGGCGCCAGTTCGGAGGTGAACCGATCCAGCGTGTTGTAATTGAGCCCATCGGCCGGTGCGGAGTTGAATGCAAACCGCCGCGCGGGCTCGATCTGCACGAAATAGCTGTCCATGAACACGCCATTGATCGCGCCGGGGTAGCCTTCATCCGTGATGCGCGTCAACGTGGCGGCGGCGGTGTCGTAGATGTAACCGGCCGAGCCGTTCATGATCAAAAGCTGATTGCCCGAGGCTTGCTGGTTGTCGGCAAACTTGACGATACCAATCCCGGGAATGGTGCCAAGGGTGGTCGTGGTGAGGTTGTTGTTGACGCGGTACAGCGTGTTCCCCGCGACCATCACGAACACGCCTTCGCAGTTGTAGGTGCCGCGTACCGGTGCCGTGCCCACGTTGAGCACCTGCCGCAAGCCTGGCGGCGTCTTAAGCATGGTCGGCGTGCGCGTACCGGATTTCTCCGCCTGCGTCGGTAGCCAGTTCACGCAGTCCTGCACGGACCACGGCCGCGTTTCGTCCGCGTAGAACCCACCGATCAGCGGGAGCGGGGTGTATTTCATGCGTCAGCCCACATACCACGATTCCCCATTTAAACTTCGGCCCGACTTATAGCTCGGCGTCGGCACCGACAAGATGGGCTGAATCGGCGTCGCCACCGCAACATCCCGCAGCAGCGCTTCCATGCCCGTCAGCGCCATGCCGACCACCGTGGGCAGCGGCGTGACACCGTATTCCGGTGCCAGCGTGATGGCGAGGTTGTAGGCAATCGCCTGCGTCATCTCATCCGCCAAGGGAAGGTCATCCGATGGGTTCGCCACCGGAGACCATCCGAGCGCCGTGCCGTCCGCCTCAATGCGCGCCATCATGCCATTCAGTGCATCAATAGCCGTCTCCATATCCGTCGCCTTGACGGACTGCTGAGGGTCAATGACCTGAATCAGTCGCAGCGCGCGTGCAATGAGGTTTTGGACTTTCATGGGCTTAGGCCATCTGTCCTGCCGTCTGCATCGCGGCCAGAAGAGCATTGTAAGCGTTCGCCGCTGCCGTCAGGTCCGCAAAGGGGACGGCGACATTAGCGATATGCTGGGCCTGCTTGACCGTGCCGGCCGTGGTCGTGCTTGCCGTGCTGAGACCGGCCGTGATGTCGCTGAGATTGACGGTCGCCTTACCGCCATTGCCTTGCGAGGCATAAAGCTTGGTGTTTGCGTTTGCCATGGTGCATGTCTCCTGAAGAGAAGGGGCCTTGCGGCCCCTCCTTGGTTAGCCAGCGCTGACGGTGACCACGCCACTGTTGCTCCAAATCTGACCCACGACATGCGGGTCAGCGGTCGGCAAGTCACCGAGGAAGACGGGCGAGGACTCTACGGTGCCCACACCAATCGGTGCGGTCCACCAATCGGAGTTGCTGCGGTTCGCCACGCTGGGGTTGGTCGGGTTAGCCATGTCGGTCTCCTATCAGGCCGGGGTGAGGTTGGCAGGGTCGTTGGCAATGCGGCAGGCCCATTCGGGACGCAGCGCGCCAAAGCCGTACATGATGTCGAAGCGGGTGAGGTTCATGTCGTTGACGAGGCTCGAACCTTCGGTGACACGCATCGACACGCCGTCGAACTGGCGGCGCGAGGTCTTCCAGCCGGACAGCTCCGGCAGGTCCACCGTCACGAAGGCGAAAGCCTCGGGGCGATACGAGAAGTTCACGCCGTAGGTTTCGCCGGCCGGCTCCAGGATCGTCACCGCGCCCGAGTTGGTCGGGTAGGCCGTCACGTTCTGCTCGGAGCCCGTCACGGTCAGCGCCGGGTAGATCGAGATGTCGCCCGCACCGCCCGGGAAGTCCGCCGTCACCACGAACTGACGCAGGTAGCCCAGGCTGGCCTTGGTCTGCGGATGCACCGCCACCGCACCGGCAAAGGTCAGGATGGTGCCCTTCGGAATCGCACCCGTACCGGTCTTGAGCGTGATGGCCGAGCCGCTTTCGGTCGCACCGTTCACCTGGTAGCCCGTGCCAGCGCCGTTGGTGTGGGTCGGCATGACCGTGGAACAACCCCAATCGTGGCCCGAGGCGCGGCCCATGGTGCCATCCTCGTACTGCGTATCGAGCTGTTTCTGTGCGTTGAACAGGCCGGCAAGCGACGGGATGATGGTCGTTTCGGCGGCCGTGTTGGTCAGCATGCGCAGGGTCGAGGGACCTGCGCCGTTGTCCATCACGTACTTGCGCGCGATGTTGGCATAGGCCAGCTGGGTCCACTGCGCATTGCCCACGCCGGTCTGGTTCGGGATGGACTGGTAGGCCAGCTTCTGCACGTTCGCCTCGACCGTGACGGCCAAGTCCGCGACCTGCTGACTGAGGTACCGGCGGTCGAACTCTTCGATATCCAGCGCCAGCTCGGCCGAGGTGTACTGCACCGAAAAGTTGAGCTGATCGATGATCTTCACCTCGCGCACGATGGTCTGCAACGGCGCGGGCGCTGCGACGCGACCGGAGGTCACCACCGCATGCTGCGGCACCGGCACACGCAGGGTGTCACCGATGGCGGGCGCGCCTTCCTTGAACGAGGAGTCGTAGGTGCGCGGGATGGTCTTGACGAACTGGAGGGCTTCGCTGAAGCGCATCAGTGCGCGGTCAGCAATCATGTCAGTGGTAAGCAGCTGGTTAGCCATGTCGGGTTCCTTGGAAGGTGGGATAGGTTTCGCTGAACCTACCCACCCTCAGAGGGGGACAGGTTTAGCGCTTACCCGCCTTGCGCCACGCGGCGATGCGCTGCTCCGTGCTCAGGTTCGGATCGCCAATATCGACCGAAGGCTTGCCGGAGCCGCTCACCGTCTTGGGCGGCGGAGGGGCGGATGTCGTGCGTTTTGGCAAGGGCGCCGCAGCGGGAGGCGTGGTCACTTCCGTAGGCGAGCCGGTTTCGAACTTGTCAGCCAGCTTGGCGATTTCGCGCACCTGTTGCAGTCGCGGGAGCGAGAGCAGGCGTTGCGCTTCCTTCGGGTTCAGGGCCAGATGATGGGCAATATCGAAGTCATGCTCATCCCCCAGGAACAACTCGGTAAGCGGCTTGTAGGCCGGGTCCGTGTTGATCGGGGCGGACACGATGTCTTCCCATGCACCATCGCCAGCCCGTTCCTCAAAGGCGTCAATACGGGCCTTAAAAGTCGTTTCGGCTTCGGCTTGCTTCCGTTGGGCGTCGGCTTTCGCGCGGTCAGCATCGCGTTTATTGAGCTTCTGATCGACCAGGTAATCCGTGTAGGCATTCTGGTCGAAGTCGAAGTCTTCCAGCGTCTTGGCGCGCGGCTCGGCCGGTAGGGCTGGTGTGGCTGCGGGCTGGGTCTGCTGAAATTCGCGGAGCATGGCCTCGCGGGTCCGGGCTTCGGTCACTTGCCGTTCCCGTTCCAGTCTTTCCTTCATCCAGCGAGGCAGGCGCTTTTCATTGCCCTTGCCAAGATGGGAGTCCGCAGCTGGTGCGTCGCCTTCCCCTTCCACGGGGACCGCCGATGACTCGACGGGTGCAACTTCAGGCGTCTTCTCGACAGCGGGCTTGGCCGCCTCAACAGGCGCAGGCGTCGGTGTAACGAGAGTAGCCTTGTAGCTGGTGTCGGTGGATTTCAGCGCCGGTAGCGCTTCCGGGGTGACGGCCCCGTTAGTTTCCGTGGTCATGTTATGCCCTTTGGGTTTGTAGTCAAGCGTGCTTTACAGTGAATTCCTTGCGAAGGGATAGATGCCCTCGACATGTAGCTTGATCCGCGCAATCACGGGGGGCGTAAGCAGTCCTTTTGGCGCGTTGATGTGAATCCTCCCATTCCCTCCTTTCGTTACCACGCATCCTTCGGACCATAGCCATAGAAGCAGCCTTAATGGCTGATGTTTTGATGCGACGAGCTCCACTTAGAACCCTCCCTGATAATCGCCCGTATTCACCTGCAACGGGTTCTCATGCGGGATCACGGTGCCCATGGGTGTCAGCGGCGCCAAGGCCTGTGCGTTCTGGATCATGGTCTGATGGCTGTCCGCCTCATGGCCCGGAATCTGGCTGATCTTCTCGGCTGCATCGGCCTCGTTCTTCTGAATCTCCGACTGCTGCTTAGCCTGGATATCCTGAGCGCGAGCCTTAGCAAGCTGAGCCTGTTCGATATGGTGCTGCGCCTGTGCCATCTTGACCGGATCGGGCTGCGGTGGCGGGGGCGGCTGGTCGCCTTCACCCGGCGGCAAGGTGCCGTCGTTGACCAACTGCTGACGAACCGCCTGCACGTACATGTCGATGCCCGGCACATCCAGCGACTTGAACAACAGGAATTGCCCGATGGCGCCAATCGGCCCCGGCGTCTGTGCCAAGGTCTGCCCGAGGTCGGCCAGCTCCATGCGCGCGGTGTCGTAGCTCTTGCCGACCGTGCAGACCACGTCAAAGCGCCCACGGGTGAGGTCGTTCTCGACGTGAAGCTGACCGTCTTCCCCGATCACGGGATGGTTGACCTTCACATACTCCTCGGCCATGTCCTCGCCAAGGATGCGGATGGTGCGCTCGGCGTCGTAATAGTGCGGGATGGCATCCACCAGGACCTCACCCACCCGCTTGAGCGTCTTCACTTGGTTGTCGATATAGACGAAGTTGGCCGTGTCGGCTTGGTTGTTGCGCGCCATGATCGCGCGGCCGGACGTCTCATTGGATTGCGCGCCTAGCGAGGCATCGTAGACGCCCAAGGTGGCCTTGAGTTCATCGCCCGCAATCGCCGCCAGCTGGCCCAAGGCGGCCGGCATCTGCGCCAACGGTTCACGGGATGGCGCACCGCCCGGTGCCTGCGGATCGTGGTTGTATAGCAGCACAGGCGCGTCGTCGTAGCCCATGCGCTCGTAGTAGCTTTCCAGCCCCTTGATCATGGCTGGCGTGGCCCTGAGCGGGCTATTCGGGAGCTTGGCGACCACCTCAACGAGGGTAGACATCTCGAAATTATGGATCATCTGCGAATCGCGGCCAAAGCGGGTCATGCCGCTGTAAATCTGCTTGCCCTCGATCACAACCAAGTCGCCCCACTGCGGAACGATGGGGATCATCGTGCCACCCCACTTGGTGGGAGGCTCCAGCTGTCCCGCCCCATAGACCAAGCACGAATAGACCGCGTTGGTCTCTACCTCGCGAATCATCGGCTTGCCGTCCGCACCCTCCTTGATCGTGACCGGTTGCCATTGCGGCTGGCCCGTCTGCGGATCGGTGGGCGGATGGGCCATTTCGTCCTTGATCAGGTCGAACTCGTCGGCGTTGACCACGCTGCCATCGGACAGCATGTAAATGGTCTTGGTCTCGGGTTCGGTGTACCAGTACTCCGCGATGCGAACCTCGTCCTCGTTGAACCACTCGCGGTCATAGCTGTCCGTCGCGCTGGTGACGTCGAAGTCGATAGGCTGAAGCTTGGGCCAGCGCTTCTTGAACTCGGAGCGCGGGATCAGTTCGGTAATGAACCAGAATCGGGCATCCGACCGGTCAAACTCCCGCGCCGAGGGGTCGCAGAAGCACGTCATCGGGTCCATCACGTTCTTGATGATCAGGCGCTGATCGAAGCTGTCGCCGGGCTCGTAGTCGGCAATGACGCGAATCACGCCATACCCGCCC